TACAGGGTCATCCGTAAACAGATTACCACCATCATTAATATGCTCTACGATTTGCTCAAAGAAGAACTGTGCATCAGTGTCTTCTTCTACAACCTTTGCCGCTGCACGAAAGAAGTTGCGTAACTTCATGTCATTGTTACCATCAGACATAGCTGCTGGTTTCCACTTACCTGAACGTTGATTACTCATATAGACTACTCCATGCCATTAGTTTGTTTTGTTTGCGCATCATAGCATCATCCGTGCTACTAGTCAATACTCCAAATGTATCATGCAACAACTGAATCATCAGACGAACATCACCCATCTCTTGGACAAGATGCTCTGCTTTATCTGCGGTGTACCCAAACCTAATAAGTTTGGATAACACCTGAGTTAACTCTGCCATTTCTTCCATGGCAATCACTGCAGTTTCCTGCTGTTGTTTAGTTAGATGGTTCAATGTGTGTACTCCTTATCTACAGCACTTGCATCCCACACATAGGGGCAATACTTGTATATTGGACCAAAGATAACTACGTCACTATCTCCGACTTCGGAGAAAACTCTATCATCATAGTCTCTGTGTATCATTACAGGTCCACCAAAGATCCTATGCGCTCTCGCATACTCATCACCTCTGAAACCTACGTAGTGTACTGTTCTCATCATAGAATCACTATACGACATTTTTATCTTGATGTCAAGCCTCTTTTTTATAAATAGGTTTGAAGGAATAGGAGAACGAGTATGATAGATCCAGTAACGGCTATCGGTTTAGCCACAGGTGCATTTAATTCCATCAAGACAATGATTGCCACAGGCAAAGATATTCAAGATATGGCGGGTCAGCTAGGTCAATGGGGCAAGGCAATAAGTGATTTGGATTACGCAAGTCAAAAGGCTGATAAGCCTAAATGGTACAAAGCATTAGGTGGTGGAGTACAAGCCAATGCTGTCGAAACCTGGATGCACAAGAAAAAAGCAGACGAAATGCGTGATGAACTCAAGAGTTATATATCGGCTGTCTATGGACCATCTGCATGGAAAGAAATAGTACATTTGGAAGGTGTAATGAGGAAACAACAAAAAGAAGCTGTGTATGCTGCCCAAGAGATGAAAGAGAATATTATTGCTTGGATTGTCGGTATCTTATTGACACTTTTGGCTGTATCTGTAATGGGCGGTTTTGTATATTGGTTAGGTCTATCCCAAGGTAGATGGTAACTAGAAATCTCTACTTAGATTAGTAACAAATGATCCTTCGGGAGATTGCCAAGCTTCCATAAGCTCTGCATACATCTCAGGAGTCATTACGATTAAATCCCACTTATTTCTCTTTTCATTGAACTGTCTTATGTAAACAGTGTCATCATATGAGAAAACTTTAACATCTTCGCACCGTCCTGTATCATCTAATACAGTAATCTCTATTTCATCTAGATCCATCTCTACTGTATACATATAGATTTCCTAACATAATGTTATTGGTGCTAACCTAGAACTATATAGTAAAATCTCTTTAGCTGCTTTGGCACTCTTAGTACCATCATCATTAGTCTTACGTCTACCTGCAGTGTATTTTATATCGTAGTTTTGAGTTGATAACGAACCTTTGTTGGCATCAAAGAAACCATCACCTGAGTCATCTCTGTTACAATAGAATACAAGATCACCTTGTTTATCTTTTTGCTTACAGAAGTCTATCAGTTTTGTATGCTCTATATCATTGAAGACTCCACCATAGGAAGTAAAGCTATCTCTGTAGGGTGGGTCCATAAAGTAGAATGCTCTGCCTCTAATGTTTGCACATGCACTACGCCAATCAGTATGATATAGATCTGCCAACTGAAGAAACTTGTTCCACTCTAGTACATTATCTTTATCATATACAGTGTCTTTTTGATTGAGTAACCCACAAGGAGTAGCAAACCTTCCCTGTGCGGCTTGTGTGCTCTGCCAGATACCATTAAATGCAGTTTTCATAAGAAAGTATAGCGTAGCAGATTCTACCGTGTACGACCACTTTGTCCAATCTGTAGTATATTCTGTTCTAAGATCATAGTAGAAAGCTTTACGTCCTGCCTTGTCCAAAGGTAGGTATAAAGCACTAAGTTCATCCATTCGTTTTAAGAACAACTCACAGTCTTCTTTGATTGCCTTGTATATCCCCATGATCTCATGCTTGACATCATTGATTACAAATCTCTTAACATCAGGACAGTTTTTATATATCCATATAGTCATAGCCCCACCACCAAAGAAAGGCTCGACAAAAGTGTCGTAGCCCGTCTTAGGAATATTAGGTGTTTCTAGGTACTTGGGGATCATCTTGTTCTTACCCCCTGCCCACATGTATAGTGGCTTCATATTAAATCCTTACGTTAACATAACCATCTGCAATAGCTTGTGTATCACCTTTCCGCACAAACTTAGGAGTAAACTTTAGCCCTAACTTTGAAACATCTGAAGTATCAGCAATGTTCACAATCTCTAACTTGTTGTGGTCAATGTATATGATGTTGTTCCAATCATCAACCGACTGATATTGTGCCAATGCAAACTCACCAACTGCAGTGTTGAAAGCTTCTGGATCATCATAGCACACTTGTACATGGGCCGCAAGTTCAGTAGTGTCACAACCGACATAAAGTTCTGCAAAGTAATCAGCATAGACTGAACTATCTTTTACTTGAGCGATATGGGCTGCAAACTTTTTCTTATCACGCATACCAGGTTGAGTTCCGTTGAAATACTTTTTATTTAGCGTATCCACCAAACCCTTGTCAGTGACACCTGACTTGACAGGCTTCAGACTAGCACCATTCTTTTTGATTTCAACTTTATTGTCTTCACCAAAAACACCATCACTCTTGTTTGCAAAACGATAGTCACTAAAGATAAGAGGTAATGCTAGTTCTGCAGCACCAATACCTTTACCGTTGTTGTCCATAAGAATAGGGAATATAGCCATGAACAAAGGATCACACCGTAAAGGTCCACTGATTAGAGCATTTAGTGAACAACGAAAGTTTGTATTCAGTATATTTGAATCTGTAAGATTGTCATCATTTTCTAGCAGACTCATTGTATGGTTTGCATCACCTATACTCTTGTAGTGGAAGTAAAACATGTATGCTTTAAAATCAGAACAAAAACGATCTGCAGCCGTATGGCCTGAGATACCACGACTCTCTAGTAGAATGTCACAACGATCTTCAAAACTCTTAGCATCAAGTAGAATCATAATATAAACCTTTCATGTTACAGAATCAAACTAGCATAAAAAAAGAGGGTTGTCAACCCCCTCTATTTCTAAGTCCAATATAAGAACTCTTTAAGTTGTGGCTCCTTCCAACCCTCAGGTTTGAGAACCTTACCATCTTCACGTTTACGTACCTTGCCAGTTTCTTCATCAATCTTTGCAAAGTTTGTATCCATAACTTCTTTCCATGCGCCCTCACCATTCATGCCACCTGCCCTAATAGCACCAATGGTAACAACAAGGATATCAATCAAAGCATCAAGCTGTTCGACTTTATCATCAGCAGCAACAGCTTCTAATAACTCATCCATCTCTTCATCAATCAGAGTCAAATACATCTTGTAGTTTTCGGCTGATGGTTGTTGATCACATGCCTCTTGGAACGTGTCAATATCTTTAAATACATTAGTCATGGATGTGTCTCTACCCACCTATCTCTCATTCTGTTTAAATACCAAAGTGCCTTGTCAATATCCTCAAGGCCGTTCTTACGTTCACAACGCCACACATATTTTAGAACATTTGCAGCGTGTGGCGCAATAGCTCCTGACATATTTTTTGTCATAGCTTCAATAGCATCAATCGCTTCAATATCAGTACTAGCATAGTGCAATGGCGAGTTTACCATATCTGTCAAAGTAAAGTTCCTTCATACTGTGGATCTATTTGTTTTATACCTAAAGCCCAATTCTCAGCAGCATCTTCAACATATCTCATAGACTTACCATAGAAATATTCTTGATGAAACCACTTAGCAGAATCACTCTTATAGTACTTAATATACAATAGTTCTTCTTTTAAGTCAATATGTATTTCGCAATATTCTTCTTCATTATCATGATAATATGTCGAAAGTTTTTTGCCCATTTAAATCTCCGATTCTATTTCCTCTATTAGGTGATCTTTCATAGCCAAGATTTGATCTTTTAAATGTGGCTTATCCCACCATCTAAAGAGAACACAAATAGTAATACGTGGTACATTAGTGTAGGCAGAGTGCCAACAATGATCAGGCTCATCTTTACCAAAGTGATAGTATCTAGCTTGCCATCCTGCCTTGTCTTCTATTCTTATAACCTTTTGAGTTTTCTTATCATAATATTGAAAATAGCCATCACCTTTTTCAGACCAAGAAAATATAAACTGATATCCTGAGTTGGCTTCATTCGTGTGCCAACCAACAAAGCCCCCTTTAGGATAGTATAGAAAAACTGCATTATCATTTGCACCAAGTTCTTGTATAAGTTCGACTCTTGAAAACTTGAAAATGTTTTCTAACTCTTTATTATCAGGGTTTTTTATATGGGCGTGTTCAACTGGATTGGAATAATGCTCCATAGGATGATTTGCGCCCTCAGGATTACTCATGTGCTTTTTAAGATAATCTAAAGATAAATATTTTTCACCATCAGTTATTGCATCAGATGGAGAGTATAAAGCATTACTATCGTTAAAAACATCTTGGTTCTTAACGATAGTTGATTTTACATACTCTAAATGATCAAGTATATTTTTATTACGCAGAACCAGTTCCGTCATCTACGAACTCCATTACTTTTGGATATATATCACTTATTCCTCTGGCAATTTCCACCGCCAAGTCTGCGTGTTCCTTTTGAGTCCCATTAGCTGAACGTAACTCGACATAATGTATCCAGGAGCGAACAGTACCATTAACATATAACCTACTGATCGTATTACCTTCTGGTAGTACCGATCTTGCTTGTTCTTTTGCGATTCCATTTTTGATTGCCCACTCATATGCTTGCATGGCAGAATTCCATACGTTGCGTTGATGTTGTTCCCAAGCAATATGTAAGCTAGTATCGTCCGTGATAACACTGGCCTGTCTATTTTTAGGGTCTTGTAATCTTGCCTTTCTGATTACAACACTATTATCTAGGTCTCTAATATCAGCGTATCTTTGAGAAAACTCTTGAAATGAAAATGAACGGTGCCGCAAAAACTGTCTAGCAATATCACGTGTAGTTTCAACTTCAATACAAATAGAAGCCATTTCGAATGGTGACCAGTGTTTATACTTGATCAAATAGTCTAACAACTTTGGCGTAGTTTTAGTATTCGCCTGATTTGAAGGATTAGAAACTCTAGCGCAATATGCAATCAAGTCTTGAATGTTATCCAAACCCATAATACCAAGATCACCTGAGTGAACATGCCTTACTGGTTGACTATATGATATAAGTCTTGCCTTCATTAACCTTGACCCCGATTCTTTTTGTAACTACGCTTTTTACTTTTATTCATAGAAGACATCTTCACGTTGCGTTTGCCAATACTAGTCTTCTTCTTAAATGTTAAACCTTTTAGTGCCATTATTTACTCCATCTTAAAATCTTTAAATCGTTCTGCAGTGTTTGTTTTATCAAAAGTTGCTGTATCATCTATCAGTCCACCTTCAGCATCATCAACATCAAACAGCTTCATCTTTGACCTATCAACACCAACTACAAACCTTTTATTGCTACTAGGATCGTTGTACCTATTCTTGAGTTGCTTTACCATGATCTGACCAAGTGACTCTAGTTCTTCACTTGAAATCAAAGCAAACATTAAGTCTGCTGTTGCGGGTAGTCCAAAAGACTCGCTCGTGTCTTCAAGCCCAACATCTGAGTTAGAGTAACCACTACGAGTCGTTTGCGTTGCAGTGATAATCGGTACTTCGAACTCGACTGCGAGTCCACGTAGTTCTTCTGCAATAGCCTTAATATAAGTGTACGAATTAATCGATCCCCCCATGCCTTTCATTCGACTAGATGCACATATGTTGAGATAGTCAATGAAGATCATCTCAGGTACAAAGTCTCTTTTCAACTTAAGCTCATTTAGTAATGCTCTGAAGTGACCTGTATGTGCTGAACCTGTTGGATATTCTTTTACAATAAGTTTGCCATTATTTTTACCTGCAATATTATGTACTTTGTCTATCAGCATTTCTTTTGATAGAGTTTCTAGTTGATCAAGAGGTATGTCTAATAGGTTTGCATCAATGCGTTCAGCAATACGTTCTTCTGCCATTTCCATTGTAATATATAGCACATTGCGACCTTGTGTCATAGCATCAGCAGCAACATGACACATGAACAAAGATTTACCAACACCTGTACCTGCTAGTGCAACATTCAGTGTTTTGTTAGGCAATCCACCTTTAGTAATCTTATTGAAATACTCTAAGTCAAATGGAATGCGTTCTTCTTGCTCATGATAAAAATCATAACGATCAGAAACATTGTCCACATAATCGTGTCCAATGTTCGCATCAAAAGAAACTGCCAAGGCTTTAGTCAATAGATCAGGGAGTGCGTTCTTGGTAAGATCCTTATGCTTACCATCAATAATGGAGATAGACTCCATGATAGCATTATGTATCGCTCTATCCTGACACCACTTCTCAGTAGTATCTTCTAACCACTTGTCATTGGCCTTGGCAGTTTCTTTATCAAAGATGATTGGAAGTATTTCAAGTACAGCAGTATATTGATCATCATTAAACTTCTCACTCTGATCAATATCAATCTTCAAGCTTTCTTGAGTAGGAAGCTTATTATACTTAGCCACATACTTCGCAATCTGCTTAAATAGTTGATTGTATACTCCTTGAAAATATTCTGGTTTTATAAAAGGAAGAACCTTACGCATGTAAGGTTCCTCTATTAATAAGTGACGTAATATAGTTTGTTCTAAATTTATCATACTCTAACCATTATTTTGATTTACCATCGACTCTAATAGTATAACTAAAATGTGGCACAGCGTCAACCCCATGATAGTCTAATATATTAAATGTGTAGAAAATATAATCTTTAGGTTTATATATTTTCTTTTTAGTAATCGGATTCCATACATAAACAGGTCTATAATGACCCGGATTAAAGTTGATATGAAGTTTATACGGACCATCAGGTTCATCGATGTGACATGGAACAGAAGACCCTGCCCATGATCCGTATATCATAACCCTACCAACTTCACTAAAAGGCATTTTATTTTCAATCACGTGCTTGGTGTAAGGCGTTTGATCTGCAATACTTGCCCAAGGAGTAATATCCTGATCTCTTGTTTTAAACCTATTAGGCTTTAATGGAATAGCCCATGCCCAAGGTATATCAATCTTTCTTTTAAAGATACGATACTTTCTAGTTTCTTGAGTGCTCATGCCTTCCTGATTAGGTATAGTCGGATCTTCAAGAGGTGGCCTATTCTTTTCTTCAGGAAAATCTGGCGGCTTATCACCATATACATTTGGTATAAAGTCTAAATCAGCTTTGGCTAATGCTCTACAGACTTCTTCATCAATCCTTGACATATCAGCATCAACATGGAAATGCTCAAAGGCTTGTCCATTAATGCCTTTGAGCGGAAGATCACCACGGTATGAAAAAGGGTTTTTAGTGTTAATCCGTTTGTTCATCTTCAGTCTTAGCTACCTGTTGTTCTAGTATGTCATACAGTATTTCTCCTGTAGTGTGGTGCCAATCAATATCTTCATGAGGTTTCCACCACTCACCAAGAACGTCATACACAACATCTGACGTAAATGTTAGTGTCTCACCATCTTCTCCGACCTTAAGTTCACCAAAATTAAATACTGTTTCTATGTAATATCCACTTTTAATTCTAATATTCCAGTGATCATTTTCTCCTGGGATTAGTTCATAATCTTCATCTTGTTTCACTATACTACTTCCTCAACAACAATCTCATCCATGTCCACAACTGGCTTATGTCCAATCTGATATTGCTTCTTTAAGAAATCTTTAAAATCTGTTTCAGCAAAGATTGGATTCCAGAAAGATTCATCAAGAGTGGCATCGTACCGTACCTTAGGTCCAAGCTCTCCAGTTTTCTGATCAACCACAGCATACCAGCCATTGGAAGGCTTAGTAGCATAACCACCAGCAAGAGCACAATCGAGAAGGCCAGAATAATGTTTGACACCACCATCCCAAGACACAGTGATAGGAATCTTTGACTTCTCTTTAACAAATCTACTTTTATCCACGTTGATAACAAAATGATATCCTTGTATTTCAGTTCCTTTTTTATCTTGCTGTCTACCAATAATCCAAATGTTATCTGCACTATAGTAGATACCTGTACCACCAGATACAACATCTTTTGGAAACAGCCCAATCTCTTTATAAGTATGATTGATTGCAATCATTGGAATATTTTTCATCGTCAAGTATGGCGTAGTCATGCGGAACAAGCTTTTAAATGCTTTGGCACGTGACATGTCTGCAACTGACTTCTCATCTTTTGCATCTTCTAGTTCTTTTTTAGATGCTAAGTTACCAATAGAGTCGATAATAATAATAACCTCATCATCACGATCAAGACCCTCTAACTGAGCAACTAGATCAAACTTCAACTCTTCCACATTGGTAATAGGTACATGCAGCACACGACTTGTATCCACATCAAACTGATCAAAGTATGCCTGAGGTGAACCAAACTCTGAGTCATAAAAAATCATCACAGCATTGGGCTTTGCTTTTAGATATGATGAAGCCATCATCAGAGCAAAGGATGTTTTAAAATGCTTAGATGGTCCTGCAAGAACTGTTAGACCTGAAGATAGTCCACCATCAACAGAACCAGATAGTGCCACATTCATCATAGGCACATTCGTAGGAACCATCTCTTTTTCATTGAAGAACTTAGATTCAGTCAGAACTTCCGTTGTCTTGATCTTGCTGTTCTTCTTCAGTTTGTCCATAATTGACATTTTGTTCTCTTTCTCTATCGTTTAAATCGTATTCACTGCGTATCTCATTGTTTAGATTTTGCACCACTTGCCAAATCTCAGAAGACTGATCTGTTTTATTATCAATAAAGTTAATAAATGCAGACAGGTCTTTTGGAAAACATGCTCCACCAAAACCATCACGTCCATCATGACCAGGGATTTTCATATGACTATGACCAATACGCTGATCTGCCATCAACGCACGTGACAACTGATTGTAACTACCGCCAAAATCATCCATAACTTTCTTGAGTTGGTTCATAAATGTAACCTTCATAGCAAGATAGTTGTTGACAGTATACTTGAAGAATGAAGCTTCTACAGGAGACATGGTGATAGTCTGTGCAGGGTTAGCCAAAGAGAAGTAGTTATACAATCCTTCTAAGTGGGATGCTGCTTCCTGCTGCTGTACACCAAAGATTCTATAACGTGCATTAGTCATACCTTCTTTGGCATTACTCTCATTTAAGAACTCAGGCTCATATACAATACGCCCATCGATACGTGATAAACGATCAATAACGTCAGGTGTGACAGTTGATTTGATTACAATAAATGCATCAGTCTGATTTACTAAACGCATTACAGCATCATCAATAGCCTTAGTATCAATGCCACCGTCATCAGATGCAGGTGTGGGCAAGCAAATAAACACACAGTTTGGTTGCCATGCACAAAGATCTTGTAGTGTGCTATCACTAACCTTTGGATCTACAATAAACTTCTCAACAGAGTTTGTAGAGAAAATATAGTCAACGGCTTTACCTACAAAGCCATGTCCAATAATACCTAGTTTAAAGTTTTGCTCTCTGCGTTTTACTACAGGTTGCAGTTCAGGTTCTTCCATCTTCTATATCCTTCATAAGCTCTTTGTTATATACTCTTTCCCTCAAGTCAGTAGAGGAAAATCTATGATCTCTTTTGTTATACTTTATCTCAATACCCCTTTTGGCACATATCTTTCTGCCTGTAAAGGTAGTATCTTTATACTCTTCTCCGATTATTCTAACATGTATTTCAAACAATTGCAAGATGTCTTCTAAATCTTTTTCAGATTCATAAGGAATTATTTCATCCACATACTTAACCCCCTGTAGTTGAGTCCATCTCTCAACTAGACTTTGAACTGGTGGATTTTTTTCTTCTCTGTCTTTAGATGGATCTACCTGCAATCCACATATCAAATAATCGCAATGGTTTTTTGCTTCTCTTAACATAGCAATATGACCTGCGTGAAGCAAGTCAAATGTGCTAAATGTGATACCTGTAATCATGTCTTTAAATATGGTCCATCTTCATCACGATCAATGGTAAACGTCACTGAGCTTCCGTCTCCTCGCTGAAAGCCAAGGGCAGTTTCATCGTATGTGGTGGAAACAGATATAGTATCCTCATCCTCTTGATCATCCATATGATAACCAACAGACTCACGTTCAATATCGTTGTGATTAAACTCTGCCCAATAGAGTTCGTATGCAACTCCTATTTCTAGGCATTCGAACTGATGATAAAGACCAGGCTTAACCTTATGATAATCGCCTTCATTGAGAATCGTAACATCACATAAATCATAGTCACGTTGCCATGTACGAATAAGCATTCTGCCTGACTCTACATAGAACCCATTCCACTTATAGCGGTGCAAATGCTTAGAACATACACCACCCTCTTCCATTTCAATACGATGAAACTCTAAAGCACCATTTGCTTCAATCAGTTGTGTCGTACCCCATACTTTACCTGCTTTCATTCCATATCCTCACATCTTCTGGTGTATTAATTTCAACTCCGTTAAACACGCATGGCAATACACCGATATCCCATCCATTCTTTAGCCAACGCAGTTGCTCTAGTTCTTCGATCCGTTCTTCACGTGTGCCTGTCAAACTAGGATACATTTCTAGTACATTACGTTTGTATCCATAGATTCCTAAGTGCCAATCACCATATCCTGTCATACCTCTTCCAAACCACAAACATTTATCAGAAGCTCTTATTAGCTTAACAGTATTAGGATCATTCAGTTGTTCCTTCGGCATCATTGCACACATGGTAGTAATACTGTAGTTTTTTAAATGCCAAACAGTCTTTTCAATCATTTCTTGTGTTACATCAGGCATATCACCTTG